ACAAACTTCCTCTTTTTCTTCTCTACAACAATTATAGTCTATATTAGTGTGGTCCAACCCTCTACTCATTGCTGAATACGCTGTTGTACCACCACTATAATCAATATAATTAATTTCATTTAAAGTGTAAGCTGTGTACCAGGAAGAAATTGTTGTGATTACTCCGGTACCTGACAATCCTACATTTACCACACTACCTGTTGGTGGGTAAGGGTTAGGTCCGTATTGTTTAAGTACCTTTAATTGACTGGTGTACGAATGCCCTGTTACCGCAAAAGGTGTTTCTACCCAATTACTACTTAACGTGTCCCAAACATCAGGATTACTATCACCCCAAAATATCCAATCTTGTGTTACTGCGTCACACCCTATCGGGTCTCCAATGTTAGGTGCTAGAAGAGAAAAATTACCAAATGGGTTAGGTATTGTTGGTGTGTTAAAGTACGGGATAGGTATAGTCTTAGAGATAAATGTCGTTCCCCAAGGGTTTATTTGACTTACTGTTATAGTGTATCCTGTACTGGGTGTCGGGTATGTATGACTTGATGCCGTTTGTAGTGGGGGTGTAAGTTGACTTGTATTACCATCGCCCCAATCCACATCATAAGGTGCAACCCTTAAAAATTTTTTAAATTCTACATCAGAAGTATTAAATATCGTTATAGTATTATTGTTACCAGTATAAACAAAATTAACTAACACATCTCTTTGTATGGCTAACCCATCAAACGGAGTATACACACCAATATCATTAAAGTCTTGGGTTAGTAAGATTGGGATAGTTATCCCAGTTAAACATGGTGGTTCTGGTGGTAGGGGAGCTGTAGATGTTAGACTTCTCCACAAATCACACCTATAATCGTCTTTTACTTTTGCTTTCCAATAAGTACACTTACCCACTTGATTAAAAAAACAATTATTACAATTCTGTCCTTGATTTAAAAGATGTTTTTGGTCAGAGACGTAAGAATGTGGCAATTGTGCTGGTATAGCGTCCAACTGTCCAGGGTATAACCTTCTTCTAATTTGTATTGATTGTGTTTCCATATATTATGTTGGGTTTACGTACTCCCAAAACTCTATGGGGCTACTTATACTGGTACCTACTCTTGTTCCTGCTAAATCTTCAATCCAATATGTGAAGTTATTTTTATCTATTAATAATTTATAATACATATTATTAGCTGCGTCAAAACTTGTCTGGTTTGGTAGGGTTGTAGGTAATACGTTTGTAAATCTTACCACCTTACCATCTCTTCCATTATAAAACTTAGCAGACATAAAAAAAGTATTAATGTTTAAATACGTACTCTCTTTTAACCAATAAAAAAAATAACCAATACTTTTATTGTCCATATCAAATTGGTATCTTGGTATTGGGACATCTTTAGTCGTATCTAATATTGTGTTGGTTCCACTAGCGTCTAATATCGGTCCATCAGGTACATTCATATTTAGAGCCCCCCAATCAGTTGTTATGTTAGCTGGTCCACTACCATCACTAACGTTTCTACAATCAGCATCTATTGCACATAGTGGTAATCTGGTACCATTTACCGGACTTAACAAATTAGACATGTAGAATTTTTGTCTAGTTTTAATATTACTATCGTAAAAATCTAATTTAAAAAAACTTTTTAATAAATCAGATGTGTTTTCGGCTAAGTCAGCATTCGTATACCCTTTAAAATTAAACCCAAATGGTAGGGGTTGGGTTGGTGCTATTGCTGGGAGTGGGTTGGACCAGGTAGTGTTAAAACTATCAAAAAAATTAAACTGATAAAATATGTCTGGACTTTCTTCGGTGTTGTTAGCTAAGGGTGCGTGTCTAAACCTAGTGACTTCAAAATCTTTAGTGGGATTTACTAATTGTCTAACCACGTCATCTTCGTATACCTTTATTAAGTCTTCTCTACCAGCTTCGTCAAAAGTAGTTCCAAAACCTAACTGTATGGTTGGGTCTTTTGTGTTTATATTAAATGTAAATTTATTCACAGCCATCTATTAAAAGGTCATTTACTATCTCTGTTATCCCTGTAACTGACAGGTCTGATTCCGCTCTAACTTGTTTTTGCACATAAAACGGAATTATTTTACTTGGGTACTGTGCATTATTCATAAATGGGTAGTCCACACCATGTCCTCCATCAATAAACCCTATTTCCCACAAATCTCTCCATCTCCAAGTTTTTTCTTTTTCCCAATATTCTGCCCAATCTGGTACGTCAATTACTTCTTGTGGGTCACCAAATTCAATATAAGTTGAAAATCTTCTAATTGGGACTTCGTGGTGTGGTTTATAAATATAACCCTTAATCCCATCTATTGTATTTTGACCGTGATTAAATACTGTTGGATTCCACGAGAACTGATGCATTGGTTCACTTATAACTCTTTCTTTTAACTCTTCTGCGTTATATTCACAAAAATCCCCCCTTAATAAATCCCCAACTCTTAATTCGGTTCCCCTCATTAATCCGGTACCACCTGGTAATGTGTCCACTATTGCTCCTGAAGGTTGTTCGTCCCCAACACTCCCTCTTACTATATTAGGACCTACAGGCCCAAAAGGTAATGGGACCGATGCCGCGTCTGAAACCCCATCAATCGAGGTATCCATATAAGTTAAAGGAAAATTCCACCCCCAACCATACTTGGGAGGATATATGAAGTATCCTAAATTATTTCTTAAAAATACTGTCACATATAAATTAGTTAGTGGTCTACCTAAATTATCTCTTAATGTTTTAACATCCACGTCTTTATTAAAAGAATATAGGTAAGATGGAAAACTATTTTTAATCGATACTCTACAATTTCCGGTTGGTGTTACTCTATCAATTTGTGTAACATCTGGAAATACACCTTGTTCGAATCCACAGTCGTCTAATACCGTATCTGAAACATTGGTGACAATCTTATTAACCCGGACGTAATAACTAGAAATGCTTTCAACACTAGATTTATTTGTTTGTCTTTTCATGGTTCCCATTGATAGGTTGGGTAAGGCTGGGAATCCTACTACAGTACCTTGTGGGATTAATAGATTAAATATTTTTTCATTAGACTTTCTAGTATTATCACCTAAACTATATACGGGCATCGTATCATCTCTTAGTGTATATGTAGTTCCTTTTCCATCATCCATGTTTAATACAACATACTCTCCTTTACTTAATCCGTGTGGTGCAGCACAATAAAATCTAACCATATCCCTACCATTAAGCACTGTTTGTTGTGTGTAGAAAGGAATTCCTTGATTTGCTAAAAAAGCGATTGAGTTTGTCGTAGGTGACTGTTCCATCTGAAACCACATTTTCTGGTCACTCATACATTCTGCTGGATAAGAAAGAAACATGTTCCAGTTAGTTGTGGTTGAAAGAAATTCGTCCACATCTTTTCTTTTCATATCAAACTCTTTAAACTGTGGATAACCAGCCCATGGTGAATATGCGGTACCACCTGATGTGTGGTTGTAATATAGTTGTTGAAATAAAAGTGTAGTAAATCCACTTGAACTGGATGAGGTATCCGTATTTATCGCCAGTCCATTATAGTTGTTATCCACAAAAGGAGATATCTTACCATAAACCCTATAATTGCTTATATTTTGTCTTTCTTCGTTAAATCTTTCATTAATATTAAGACCAACAGTCCTGTCACCTTGTATTAAAGGTCTTGACGTATCATTTAATGTTACTTGAAAAGTTAAATCTTCTTCAGTTGCTCCAGCAAATTTCTTGCTCGGTAGTACTTTTAATATGTTTTCTCTATTTCCCATAATCTAGTCTGTTGGTGGCATGTAACCATTAACAAATTTGTCGTACGCGTTATTTCCTTGGTATAGTCCAAAATAATAATGGTAGTACCCCATAGAAACTTCACTAGTTGATGGTATGTCAACTATAGGACCTGTGGGTGGAACAATTATCGGACCTGGTTGGGATTTATTAGTTATTATTTTCATACTGGTACCGTCTGATGCATCCCAACTATTGTTCCTAGTACCAAAAGTAGGACTTGTTTTTTTCCATGGGTACATTGGGATGGTTTGTGAACGTGAGTAACCTCCAGAATTACCCATTACTTTATTTCTCAAACCTAAATCTGCAACCTTAAAAGGTATATTACTATTAACAGCCTGAATTTTAGGGTCTATAATACTAAAAGGTAGGGGTCCGTAATTTGGGTCTTCAGGATAATAAAAAGGACTCATGTATTTATGAATTCCTAATTCATTATTAAAAGATACTCCTTGAGATATGTCCCCATCTAACAACCTGTGTTGACCTCCCGCCATACCAGCGGTACTAGCCTTAATAACCCTATTATTTCTATTGGTGGCACCACCAGTTGATGGGTACCCAAATACTTGCCAACTTCTATACCCACCAAACCAGTTATTAATACCAGTAAATTGTATTTCCCAGAAACTGTATCTCATCAATTTTTGGTTAATAAAATAGTCTAGGATACCACCTGGGGATTTAGCTGAAGAAGATTCTAGTTGGTCAATAAAAAAGTCGTCGTCTTTGGAGTCACCACAGTCCACACATGAGTTATTTGTGGTTAGGTCTTCAAAAGTACCTAACTCTAATATCGTAGTGGGGTAGTTAATTCCTTTATACATTTGTCTATATGTTAGATTACCAGTTGCTCCACCACTATCTGGTAAAATATAATTAAATGTGTAAGCTGCATTAATGTTGGATTTTTTAAAAGTTCCTGACGCCGCATTATAAGGACAACTTCTATAGTAGTATTCTTTTGGTCCTAGTCCATCGTCTGGACCAACTAAAATATCTCTACAGAAATAGTCTGTTGTGGTTTCTGTTAGTGTTGTTGGGTCTGTTGTTTTTATTTTTTTATTATCAAATCTAAAATGGTAAAGTGTTCCTCTAATCCATGATGCCCAAAAACCCATATTAAAAATACCTTGACATAGACCATTATATATATTCTTTCTTACTCTCCACTCATTAAGACCAAAAAATATTTTAACTAGTCTTAACAATAAAAAAGTAGCGATAAGTATTATAAATAAATCTATGATTACTCCAAAAATTACAGGCCCTAAAGCAGCTCCGACACCTGGTATCCATGCCACAGCAAGTCCTACACCTACCATAGTCCACATTGCCGTAGTAAACGCCCCTTTAAAACCTGAACCATCAAAACTAATAATGTAACAACCTTTCATACTTGTATTGTTTTGACCTTGGTTGTCCCATTTTTCATTATGTTCTTCACTATAATATAGTGTACTACCTTCTGTTAAAGCTGGAATTTGACAATTAGGGTCGTCGACATTTGGATTACCCGAAGTTTCATCCAAATCACCAATACCAAAAATACCAGGCATACTTAAAGTAAAAAATGAGCCACAATTACAATCTTCGCATTCATCGTACTTGGTTAAGGGTAGTCTATATTTTGTAGATGTTAGCATACCAGCAAGTAAATTAGCTAACGTTATATTAAGGGCTACCTCCAGTATTGCAAATGCAAGAGCTCCTACAGCTCCAAGAATTGCACCCAGTGGGAGCATTGCACCTAAACCAATCACAATATTTAACATTTGTGTCATTGATATGGCTAAATCGTTTATTGAAATTGCAACATATAATAAAAGACCGTAAGATTCCAGAATTACCATTACGGAGAGTATCATAATTGGTACGAATATAGACAATACAGTTAAAAATAGTGTAAGTTGTGACATTAAGAAAATATATGTCCCACCCCTAAACCCATCATTGGCTGGAAATTCTTTTATACTACCACTACAATCTTGTTCTTTAGGTGGGTTGGTACTTTTTATACCTATAAAACTAAACCTGTCTCTTTTTGCACTATATCCAGCATACATTTCACCTTTGCCCGGTATTTGAGTATTAATAGCACTAGCATCAAAAGGATTGTTGGTGTAGTCATTTCTATATAAGTCTATAAATTGTGAAAGTGTGTAGACTCTGTCTGGAAACATTTCATAAAAATAATCTTCACCTAAAAATGCTGGAGAACTAAGGTAGTTGTCACACCTAATTGTTGTACTAGAACCCAAATCATGTGGGTAATCCAATAAGTCTGTGGAAAACGAATAACTAGACATGAAACTTCCATTATCGTCATATTCTCTAATGTTAGGTACCAAATATTTTGCTTTACGGGTCTCAGAAGTATATTCGTTATCAAAACTAATTCTAAATCTATATTTTCCTCTTGTGGGTACACCAATTGCTGGATTGTCCGATATTTGTTGTGTTCCAAATTCATCAGTATATACATAATCAAGATTCATAGGAACCTTAGCTACAAATGAACCGGTACCATCTATACTATGTAAGTTAATTTTTTCTAGTTTGGGTCTACAAGAACAATTGGGGTTTGCGTCGTCATTCTCTTTGAACACCGTAAATCTAACCGCTTCTATTTTACCACTACCTGTAGTTAATTTGCAGACATCACCCTGAGTTCTACCTGGGCCACATTTCCAACCTAAACTACCACTATTATCGTCACTAAGAATACTACCCATAAATAAAGCGTTAGGTCTAAATTCTACATTTGAGTCTCTTAAATCAAAATCAACCCTAGATATACCTGAATTACACATTTCGTCATCACCCCAAAAAGAAACAGACTCTACTGTTTTATTTTGTATTACAATTTGTGGTAAAGTGTCTAAATTCTCGGATTCGTTGAATACTGCTGAGTTTTTAAATTTTTCTATTGATACTCCTTGTGAAACAAAGTCAAAGGGTTTCATTGAGTAGCATCCAATATCACTAACGTCTACAGACATGTGTATTTGATGGACACCTAAAGGAACTCCCCAAATCATAAAATCACCATTTTCATTAGTTTTTGCACTAAATTTATAGTATTTTTCGTACACTTCTAGTTTAAGAGGGTTGGATATTGTCTCGTCTGCTGTTAAAAAACTGCCAGTAGGTGTGTGTCTATTATGTTGTTTGGTGGTTGGGAGTAGGTTGTATCTATATCCTTCTTCGTTTTTATCTGTTACGTCTTTAAACGGATACATTTCTTTTATTGCGTCATCTTTTTCATCCTCCGCACTTAAAGGTATGAAAATAGAAATCTTAGAGTTAGGGACCCCTAACCCACTATTCGCTACTACTCTACCTACAATTACACCATAGTCAGCACACATTCTTGCGTAAACTTCTGACTGAGTCAATTTTAGACTTAGTATCTCTAAAAGGTCGAAATCTTGTTGTAAGTCTACCTTAACAAAACTGTCTTCCCCTACTTTAGTTCTTATTCTATATGATTTAGACATGCATTACTTTAACAGATAAATATTTGTTCTATTGAAATTAAAAGTAATATAGACTACCTATTTGTAAATCTAATTATGTGATGGATGGTTGGGTTAAAGTTTTAATCCTTACAGCGATATCTTTATTTGGCATTTTAACTTGAAATATCTGATTTGGTTGTGCGAATAGTGTCCCGTCAATTAAAGCTATTTCTTTTGTTGTTGTGTTTTTATATGGTTGTGATACGGTATTTTCCGAATATTCACCCCCCACATTATTTATTAATCTTAGGTCAACTAAATTAATAACTCCTGGTTGATTAACTATGTCTTTTGTTAATTCGCCGGTAAAAACATCTTTACCCATTTCTTTATTATCTGGACTAAAAAAAGTTGTAGTTTTATCAATAATGTTAGTTATTATGTCAGCTTGGTTAAATCCTGGGTCGATTATTAAGTCCATTTCTATACTTAAATCTATAACTTCTGCTGAAGTAACACTTATATAATCATTTAACATTCTATAATCTGAAAGATATTCAGCTATATTTTTCATCATGGTAGTACTTACTTTGGAGGTTAGTGACCCGTCTTCAGAATAAGATAATAAATTAATAAAAATCTTATTTTCTACTTCCATAACACCTACTTTTGCTGGTGAACCAAATAAACTAGGCATTGTTTGTATTCTGGAAACATAATCGTTAATTGTCACTGCTCTTTCTTGAGCAGAAAAATTAAAGGAGATATAGTTTCTTATTTCTTCGACACTTGGTTGGTTTGCCCCACCAATTGCTGAGGTTACATTGTTGACTGTTAAAGAATCTCTTACCGCTGAGTTAATGGTACTTATTGGTCCATTAATTGCAAAATCTATACTAGACACAGTATTGATACTATTCGGACCTACATTCGTCCCTTTACCACCACCTACCCTATACTGTATAAAGATAGTAGTGTTAGCTTGTGGTGACCTTCCCAAAGATAAGTTGTTCATATATTGGTTTAGGTCTAACTTGTATCCAGTAGATGAAAGTTCGTCAAGTGAGTCTTCAGCGGAACTACTTCCACCACCAAGGGTAAGAAAAAAGAATCCTTCTGGTGTATACTCACTAATAAATCTATTATCTGTATTTTGCCACTTACCAATCTTAATACCTGGTTTATCAGACCTTTTACTACTATCTTCGACAAATACTTTATCTTGCACTAAGGCTTCCACCTCATACCACTTACTAGTGGCGTTAATAAAGTCTGTGTTTTTTGGTAGGGATTGTATACTTGTACCGTCTTTTTGCATTACTGCAGTGACCCCAAGTACGTTTTTTTCTGGTAAAAATACTTTAAGAAAAGGTTTAACGTCAGTACTTGTTATTACTTTTTTAAATACTTTAGTTACACCATTAACAACCACTTCTCTTTTGGTTATTGTGTAATTAATTACGTTTCCATTTGCATCAAAGTTAGGTGTTTTAGTTCTATTTGGGAATCCCTTACTATCAAATGCGTTTGCAAAATCAACATCGTTTACTAGTTCAAAAACTTCACCAGCACCTTTAAATTGTGAATTTCTACGTAGTAGTCCCAAGTATCTTGTATTTTCCTTATCACCCATAACAGGTACAGTAACGGATAAATCAACTACCGCTACCGAAGGACGATTACCCGGTATTTTAAGACCATAAGTTCTTGCTATGTTAAATAGTGAAGACCTTTGTTGTGCGTATTGTAAAACTGTTTCTTGTAGACTTCTATCAATATGGTAATTAAGGTTATCCCCTATTGCCGCATTTAAGTCTAATAATACCGAAAATATAGAAGCGTCGTTAGCGTTCTGAATTAATTCAGGATATTGTTGTTTAACATATTTTAATAAATCGGTTCTTAAACCAACAAAATCTCTTTCTGTGTATGATATTTTATTATTTGCCACTATAAATTAATTATTACGAAATCTTTAGTTTGAAATGCACTACTAGTGGTAGTGAAATCAACTCTTATTTTAGCTGTATATTCTTCTGCTGCTCCACCAGCAACCCGATATACTCTATCGTCATTTGTGGTAACTAACGTACCTTCCGATTCTTCAGCTTCCAAAAGTGGCGTTACCTCTATATTGTCTATTCTTAGGTTTGGTATGTATTTGTCAACTTGTTCCCTTATCTCCGCTTCAATAGAATCAAATGTTGGTGTGTCCATAGGTTCAAAAATATACTCATACAGTCGTGTACCAAAGTCAGGTAAAAAATACCTCATTCCTTTTCTAGTTAGGAGTAAGTGTATTAAATCTGCTTTAATCTCATCTTCTGGAGTGTCTGTCAAATCAAACATATACCCCAACCTACTCTTATTTAAAGGAAAATTTATCCCGTATGTTCCAAATTCTGGCATTATAAGTTTTTTATATAAATACTTGTAAGATTACTTTGTTTGGTTTTTTTAGGGGTAGGTTTTATTTTATTACCCTTTACCACATATTCTTTTACAAAAAGTTCGTATATCCAATCATGACTTTTTATCATTATTAACCTTGTGTTTCACTTACTTCTTCCACTTTCTTTAAGTCAACATCAATTTCACAAGTACCACCCGCACAAGCTAATTCACCTGACAAGTCAGTATTATCATCTAACTCTATTACCCCAGAAAGGTTTATTTCTTTTAATGAATTTAACATTTCATGATACCTTTCTTCCGTAATATCTTCAAATGGTGCTTGTATGTAGCTTCCACCATCATAAGGAAGAACAGCCAATCCGTTATAATGTGATTTATTTTCCCACATCCATTCTCCTGCAGCGTCCCACTCATGTTCTCTTAAACTAATTGTAGCTGATACATTATGTGAGTTTGAACCTTTTCTATGCCCAGAATTAACCCATTCTTGTGCAACTTTTTTAACTCTTTCTAGAAGTTGGAAGGCTGACTCAGTTCTTAGTATAGAACCTTTGGGAGCTGATTGTGGTATCTCAATAACGGCAGTATCGTGAGGTCTAAAATATTCGTCTTGGACAAGTTCTGGGTGGTGTATTTGTAAGTGACTATATATAGCTTCATTCTTACCTACTCTAATCCTTCTAATGTAGAAATCGTTATGCCATGCATGAATACCTGAGGATGTCCCTAATGTTAATGATGTTGTCCCTGCAGGTTTAACACAAGTAGTTCTAGCGGCTTGATTAATGTCTAACAATTTAGAAACTCTAGTGTTTTCTCTTTTAACTAAACTTGCGGCTTTTTTCATATCGTAATTTAAAACTTTTCCAGAACCTATACCTGTCATTGAGACACCAATAAGAGCATCTTTTTCGGTTGTCTCTCTCCATATCTCTCTTAGGTAGTGGAATGAAGTGTATCCCGCTTGGAGTGTTCCTATAAATGCTGCAACCTTTACTCTTTCATTTAAGTCTTCTTGTGATTCAATATTGGAGACGTTTACTTCACATAGATTACAGAATTGGTATGGTCTTAGTGCAATTTCACAACATGGGTTAGTCCCCCAATCTTTGTCGTTGTTTAAATAAATTCCCGGTTCTCCAGCTCCTGATAATTCAACTCTTTTCCATAAGTCCATGAAAAACTCTTTAGTTATTTTGTGTCTCATCAACACTGCTGAGTTATTAGCTCTACCTCTTTGTGCGTTCAACTCCCACCAATTACCTGTTTTACATGAAATCATAGAATCGTCGTCAGCACTAAATAAACTGATAAGGGCTGCTCTCCTAATACCACCCGCCAATACCGCGTCTGCTATATAACAAACAATGTCATGTACTTCTAAAGTAGTTAATTGGTCACCATTGTCTTTTTCAGACAATATTCCTTCTATCTTAACCAAACATTCTTTTAGTGGTTGTGGTCCTGGAGCTTTACCTCCTGAAGTTACTAATCTTGCTCCTTTTTGCCTAATATCTGAGAAATCAAATTCTACTCTACTACCACCACCATTCATGTAAGATTTAATTAAAACCTTAATTGAGTCTGCCCATCCTTCGATAGAGTCTCCAATGAGAAACCTTCTTTTTCTTTTTGGGTATGGTTTTTGAATTACTGGTAATTTTGCAACATGATGTTTCTGTACTGAATATCCAACTCCGGTACCACCTAATAATAAAAACATTGTTTCTGAAAAAGAGTCAACATGGTCAATAGGTAAATAAGCACAATTGTAAATTCTATTTGGGCTTATCTCAATTGGTTTTCCACCGAATTGCATACTCCTCATTGATGGTAACACTTTCTTATCATACACTAATTTATACTTGTTGTCTATTTCTTCTTTTAGGTTTGGATATGTCTTTATATGCATATTTTTATTCCTAGTTACTAATTCTTCCCACGTCTCTCTTCTATTTAATTCCGGTATATATTTTGCGTATTTCATGTAGACTGTTATGTCTGACAAAATTTTATTAGATACTTCCATATTTTTTATTTTTTATTTGAAATTATTTCACTAATTTCTTTAGTTATTTTATTTTGTGATTGATTGATTTCTTCTATCGAGAGCTGCTCGAACTCTTTGAGCGTTTCTTACTTCTCTATTGTTTTCTAGGTCTAGTAATGTTTGGGATTGTTCAGTGTCTATTTCTAAAAACTCATTATCAAATTTACAGTTTTCAAACACTATACCATCTTGACCAATTCTAGACTTGGTGATTGCTATAGTAGCTAGTCCCAATTCTTTTTGTTGTAGACTTTTGGCGATAGATATGATTACATGACCTACTTGTGCTTTTTTTATAGACCCACCCATCATATCAGTTGTTACCACATCAGAACTTATAGATGTCCTATTTCCTTGTGCTGCTGTCCACCCAACTAAATCTAGTTCACTACACATACCTTCAAATTTTCTCATAACAGAACCCTCACCTTTCCATTCATCATTAAAAGCTCTGTCCGGTAAAAGACAATCGATATAATCTATAAGTACCACGTCTATTTTTTTCCCTTCGGCGATTAGTTTCCTAACTCGGTTTTTAATTTGATTCATATTCATTGTATCGGATGGAAGTTTTTCTAACAATAGTGTACCCCTTCCTTTATATTTTTCCAGTTTTTCTAAAACTTCTGGTTTTCTAGAGGCTTGTTCTTTTGATGAGATTCCAGTCCAACAAGTTATATGTTTTCTTTGGATTATTTTTGGGTTGTCTTCAAAAAATATTTGTAGTACGTTAAACCCTAAATTGTAAGCCGTGTTAGCAACTTTAGTTAGTATGGTACTCTTACCCACACCTGTTGGTGCTAAAAACACACCTATTTCACCTTTTGCAAGACCCCCATCTAATAGGTTGTCTATGCCTGTAATACCTGTAGGTACAGGTTCTCTAAAATCGTCCCTTAAGACGTCTTCTAGGCCACTAAACACATCTATTTGTGTGTCATCCATCTCTCCCACCTGTATAGCCTCTCTAATGTAAGACTCACATTTATCGTAAGATTCAAAATCACCATCTTCTAAAATCTTATTAACTTTAGTTATAGCTTTCTTTAATTCTTGTTGTTTACAAAACTTTAAAGATTTTTCTTGTACCCATAAGTGGTCCTCAAATGGGCAATCTCTAACTTCAATTAACATATCAACCACATTTTGTCTTGCCATGTCAGAAGTGACCTCTATCCTACTTATTTGGTCTAAGGCATCAAATGATGGGGGTAGGTTATATTTGTCATGATATTCTTTTATCATCTGCATGATAAGTTTAAAATATTGATTATCGAAATATCTAGCCTCCATCACATCAATGATTGCAGACGCGAACTTTTTATCAATAATTAATTGATTTAAAAGTTTTATTTGAAAGTTATGCCCTAGGTATCCGAAACTGTTTTTTCCGCTCATATTATAATTTTTTTACACATCAATAAATATAGTTAAGTTTATCTTAATACCTCTATTGGTGTTGAATTTCTGAGTGACAATGTGTCACTTAGTTCTGATAAAATTCCTGGTATTAACGGTCTTATATCAACTGTGTACCTTACTCGTGTTGGGTAGTTGTGAGAGGGTAAAATAGTACTAATTATGTTTCTACCATTCTCTTTAATTTCTACCTCAAAAACTTCATCTTCCGAACCTTCCAGGTCTTGCTCTGACAAATTAACCACATTTGTATATTGATTATATTGTTCATATAAGTAATCCAAGCTTCTACTTTTTAAGTAATACTTCAACTTTGTCCTTATCGCGTCAACTTGTTCATAAAGCTCTAAAGACGCTAAAGTTCTAGGGTTATGTTTTCTAACATTAAAGTATCTCTGACAAATAATATTTCCATTTATCTTTAGTAGGAATTCAAATTTTGAGATTAGTTTTTTATCTATCTTATTTTCCATTTCTTTTGTTTTTAAAATTATACGTTTCTTTTTTTATTAATTCAATAAATGGTTCGAAAAAATCTAACCAGTCATTGTCCTTTTGTGGTAAAAATTTATTTAAACCATCTCTTAATGTCATTTCAATAACATTTTCTATCTTTCTATCTGTTGGGTCTAGTGGTAGGTGGGAAATTGATTTTATATCTTCCCTCGCCTCATCTGTCAGGAAGGGAATCGATAGGTCTACCAATCTTTTGTTAGTTTTGTAGAATTCATCACCTCTTTCCCCACTTTTTGTAACACCTTCCAAGATATTACTGATAGCTTTTTTATTTTTATTGTTAGACTCTTTTTTAAGTTGTTTTGTCTTTTCCAATATAAATTCTAAGCTTACCTCTTTTTCAGTTAATTCTGGAAATAAACTAAATAACGTTTTTTCTCCCAAATAACTTATCCCTTCTATGTTGTCACTTTTATCACCGGTTAACACTTTAAGTAATACAATGTTTGTTACCGGAATTTCTTGTTGCCCAATCTTAACCATACTATCGTGTTCAATGTATTGTTTTTTTCTGGGTAGGTACTGTGTTACTTTTTTATTTATAAGTTGTATTAAATCTTTATCTGAACTTATTATTGTTTTTTCTTCTTTAGGAGTGATTTGACAATAATAAGCAATTCCATCATCAGCCTCACAATTCTTAAATTGACATTGTCTTATAAACAATTCTTCTAGATATTCAGATATTCGATTTTTTTGTTCCATCATAGACTGAAACCTATCATCATCCATCCTCTTTTTTCTATTTTGTTTATAAGCTGGATATATTTCTTTTCTAAAGTGATTGCTCTTTGGGCCGTCCCAAAAAACAACAACTTTATCATAGTTTTTTTCTAATAAATGTTTCTGTAATGTAACTATAAAATGATATAGGGCACCTAAATGTTTATCTTTATTATAAACATTCTTTACACCATGAAAGCCAATCTGTAATACGCAATTGCCATCAACAACTAAAGTCTTTTTCATTTATCATATTTATAGGGTTAAAAATTCGTTTTAAAACAATTCGCCTGTATCTTCTACAGCTAAATTATAGTCCCCTTCAGAACCTATAAGTTTGCCCCAATACTCAGAGTTGTGTGTTTTGTAATCTAATACTGATTTTTTTTCTTCTGTTTGGTCTTTTCCTTTCAAAAAACCGTGTGGTGTTACTAATATCTTTCCATCTTCATAACCTAAACCATTAACGTGATTCTTTAAGATAGATATTTTAGTTCGTGTAGCAAATTTAACTTTTCTTTTATCTTTAGTTGCAGTTATTTTACTTACTCCTGCGTTCTTTTGGTTTCCGAACAAGAAAACTAATGTGGAATTTAACCATAGTGACTCACCACCTTTCGCTTTAATTTTAGGTTGACTAAAAGGGTTGTCCGCTAACTCCACCCATGGTTGATTAACAACTACTAGTGTGTTAGTTCTATTTGACGTATCTTTTCTACTACCTGAAATTCTTTGATTGATACCCATACCTATTTTATCTGCTAAGGCAGCCGCATTATGCATTTTACCACCTTTACCTTCAAAAGTCATTTTACACGGTACAGAACCAACTGAATCCCACATAAATAACAAGTCATATTCTATCTCACCTTTTTCTTGTGCGTCTAATAACTCATTAATGTAGTCTGTAATTTGTTCTATGTATTGGAAATCGTTATTGAAAAGAAAAAATCCGTCCCATGCGACTTCACCTGTTTTTGTATCTACAGTACCATCACAATCTAATCCCATTAATTTAGCGTGGTCAAAATCCCATTTTTGTTCAGTAATCATGAACACCGGTAAAATGCCTTTCCTTTGTGCGTCTACAGCTGTTTTTACCAAAGCGGTAGTTTTACCTGTGTCTGAATGACCTAAAAACATATTAATGTGTCCCATAGCTGGACCTGGAATACCAGAGGCATCCAAGAAAGCGTCACCTAAATCAAAAAATCTATCTTGTTTAAATGATGCTTTCTTAGAGAATTTCTCTTTTACATCCTTAAAACTTTTCTTTTTTATTGACATAGTGTTATATTAAAATGGTAAATCTTCGTCCTGTGGTGTGTTTGCCTGTGGGTCTGTTTGTGGTGTGACAACTTTTCCCATATCAATACTAGCCGTTTCACTATCGCTATAGGTATATTTTTTAAGGTTACTATCCCATTCTGGAGTTTCTCCTTTGGATATAGCTTCTAAATATTCTATCGGTTTTTGTGCGTACACGTCTTTCCACACTTCTAAGTTACCTGTCCAATCTTTTACTGTAGATTCAATACCGGATAGTGGTGATGGGTCATCTGCCATAATCATACTAACTGAAGTATACGTTCCACTACCGTTTGGTGTTGGTACCGCTTTTAATATAAGACTAAGGTCTCTTCCTTCTGTAATGTTTGTTACATCACCTCTTTTTTGGAATAATGGTATTAATTTATCCATAATACCGTCTCCTCTGAAGTTATGTTTGAATCTCCAGAATTTTACACCATCTTCTTCATTGTTTCTGTCAATTACTTTAACAATGTAGAATTTTCTAGAACGATATTGTCTAGCTAAATCCCTATCTTGTTGGTTTCCTGTTAATTTTAAAGCCTCCTCAACTTCATTTAAAGGGCTTTTTTCTCCTGAAGGACTTCCATCAGAATTTTTACCTGGGTCATAGATTTTCATCCACTTTCCTTGTACCTGCATTTCATGAAACCACACTTCAGTAAATGGTGATGTACCGTCTGCGGTAGGTAAAATTCTAATATTTGATTCACCATCAGTTTGTCCTTTTGGTAAATACGCCGCGAAATACTTTTTTAATCTGTCTTCGTTACTAACGAATTTCTTTTTTTCTGAATCAGGTTTTGAATTTTTTTCATACTGACTCAAGATTGCGTCTAAACTACTCATACTATTTTTATTTTTGGTTAATAATTAATTTTATACATCTAATAGTACAACATATATTCAATTAAGTAAAGTACCGTAGATTTTATTTTCACACCAAATATAAGTAAAATTAGAGCATAAAAAAAAGCGTAAATCGCTTTTTTTTATTTAATTATATTGTTTGGTCAGGATACCACTCATCCCACTCTTTTTCTGTACCCATTCTGACTATCTATTTCTTAGGTTTATTACCAAGTACTCTAAACTCTTCTTCAGCGTCCTCTTCTTGTTCTTCAGTTGGGGCGTCAAATGAACCTTCTATGTCAACACTATTATAATCTTGTGCGTCATCCTTAGTTAAAACGTATTCAGCTTTTCCAGTTTCCTTAGAACTTTCTTGACTTTTTTCTTCCCAATAATCTAATGGTTTCTGTGTGTAAGGTCCACTATCTATAGATATCATTTCTAATCTTTCTTCTTGTGTTGGTGGTGTTGCTTGTTCAATTTTTTCACCTAACTCGTCAATCGATGTTGTTATTGTATCTATACCCGTTAATTTAGTTTCTAAATCGTTTAATTTAGATAGTAGGTCTTCAATTTTATTAGTTTGTTGGTCTACAGTGTCTTTAGTTTCTGAGGCTTTTTCCTCAGCTCCTTTTGCCATTGTAACTATATCTGTAACGTCCAATTCTGTTGCGTCAGAAGAAGTTTCATCACCCATATCTTCATCACCCAATCCAAAGTCGTCATCACTCTCTAGTTCAGTGTCACCTTCTATTTCATCATCACCGTCTATTTCAGCATCAACATCTATTTCACCCTCTAATTCGTCATCAGTTACTTCAATAGTTTCATCGTCTTCTATAGCTTCTGGGTCTTCTTGTTCTTTAAATCCAAATCTTGATGGTTGGTTTTTAACAAACCCACTACCACTACCAATTCCTCCCACCATCTGTTCAGACAAAGTTTCCACATAGTTACCTATTTGGCTAAATCTTTCTAATTCTTTTTTTAATTTATCTTCTTTTTTCATTATCCCATTAGTAATGTACGGCCATCTTCTGTAACCATTCTTTTATTCACTTTTTCAACTAACCCATCTTTACTTCTTAACGTGTAACATTCTCCCGTTTGCATATCACAAACTTCTTCTTCTTCTACCCCATTAGTACTTTGTACTTTTTTTGGTGTTGGTTTAGTATCTCCCAGATAACTATCTAAAGCGTTCCCTATATTTTCATTTTTCATAATAATGTTGTTTACATATAAATATAACTGATAATGTAAAATTACGAACCAGAATTGTAAGATTGTGGTGTTCCTACAAAATCACCACTTATTAGAGTAGGTTTTATGGTTATATTTAATTTTTTAGCAATCATATCTTCAATTAAGTTAGGTTTTATGTAACTCATACCATCCTCTAGATTCCAAGTTGTAGATAGTCCCACATTGTTGATAGCAAAATTTAAAAGTTCTGGCCATACAAATTTTAGGTTGGTGTTTAACTTATCTTTAAGTTTGCCGTCCAATGCATTTTGTACTTTAAAGCACGGACATTTCTTATTTCCAAAATCGTTATGTCCTCTTAGAATTTGTTTGTATGTTTCACCAGCTATTCCATTTAATGGTGACGGTACATTTTTAGGCCATACTGTCGTTCCCTCTGGTCCCATTATAGCTAATTGTATTGCGACTGGAGAAACTGTAATATCTTTTGTAATTCTTAATATACCTAATTTAAAGAATTGTAATATAATAAACCTTTCTAGTACTGTATTTTGTGATGCTGTTGATAGTTCTCCAGTTGTAGAACCATATGGTCTATCACTAGTACAGTTAGAAATAAGGGCTATACTTAGTGTATTAGCGTTAGCGTCTAACGTGTGTGCTCCTTGGTATGTGTCAGGTCTTGCTGTTAATATCGATGGGAGTTGTGTTGTATTTGGATTTCTATCTACTAGATAGTGAAAAGCTACTCCCGCAAAACCTAAATCTTTATGTGTAACATTTAAAGTAGCTACTGGATTATTACCCAACTCTACATTACCTGTTGAGTGTAGTATTATCATAGTTATTTTACCTGACATTGGTACTGCGGGTGGGTTTGGTCCTGTGTCTTTTTCTATGCCTTCTGGTCCAAATCCACTGACTTGTACGTCGGTAACAACTTTACCTTTTACTCTTTCAATGAATGACTTATTAACTTTTGAAACTATGTCTTCTATGTTTGGTAAATCAAAAAATGGTGACCTAATACCGGTAAACGACGTTTCCATATTATTAGGTGTTATGTTGTGTTCTACGTCTGTAATTAAGTAGGGACCACTAAACATAGGTACGTATCGTAAATTAAAGTACATTGTAGGTTGTATACAAGCGTTCCCCATAGCACTAATTTTTGCAGTGTAGGACCTACTTCTATATATGTTAAATAAATTTAATCCTTGTGTAGAAATTGTTTTATCATTAGATGAGTCTGCTAGTTGTTGTGTTAGTCTAAATGATTCTGCTGTGTTTCTAAATTCGTTTTGGTCTAAACTAACCCCTTTAAACACTCCTTGGTTTTGTACACCAAAATCTACATTAAAAGCTACAACTTTATTACATTTTGTAGGGTCTGAACAATTAGAAAATAATGGATTGTCTGAAGTTCTACCCAGTAAAAACGAATCGGTATCGTAACGATATATGTCGGACTGTACGTTTATGTGTTGTGAAGGTTCTCCAACATACATACATAAAAATTTAGGAGCAGAATCTAAATAGTCCACTTCCATGTGAGTACCAAATAAAGCATTTGCTTCGTCACTGGTATTGAATTTTGAAACTTCTTCACCATCTATATTGGTTACACCATAAAAATTAATATAACTAGGTAGTGGTAGAAAATGAAAGTTATTCTCTTTTAGTACCGCTCCTATGAACCCTAATAACGTTGTGTTGGCATTACTTTCCATGGATAACAATTTAAATGGTTCCACATCTATAATTGCCTTATCACCTATATCTCTATTTGCTCTATCAAAAAATAAAAAGTCTTGGAATAGTGTTTTATCTCCAAACTCTTCACCAGCAATCCATTTATCGTTCAATGTTTTAAATGTTTGGTATATTTCTAATTTTTGTACATCAGTTTTAAATACTGGGTCTACATCATCTATTTGTGCTCTAACTGGTACCTTATCAAATATAGTTTTACTTTGTAAAAATACTTCATTAATGTGTACGGCTTGGGAACCCTCTAGACCGTTGATTAATTGTGTTATTTTTTCTTTAAATAAGGCTAGGAACCCTGTAGGTTCTGAGTAAGGTGTTACAGTATTTGCATTAACCACGGCACTAGATACTCTGGTTGAGGATACTGGTTGTTGTCTTATTCTTTCTGTAACATACATTCTAATTACCTTCCTTAATAATCTAATATTTGTTTGTGTGAAATCTACGTCTAACGATATAAAGAAATCTGTTATTTCGGAACCTAAATCGTTATAGTGTAAAGTTGGTAGTTCTGGGTCGTCAAAGAATCCCACTTGTAAGGCTAAACTATCCCACTCTGCTGGGTAATTTGCTTGTGAGGTAGCTACCGTTACGTTAGGTGGTAGGTTACCCTGGTACGAACCAAAGTCATAATAATTTCTTTCACCACTTATTGTACGAAATACTTTTAAATCAATATCGTTTTGATTGTAGAATTTAAAAGATAGTTTTTTATTTAAAAGTGTTCGTAGTGTAGAAGAAATCTTACTGTTTTGAGCTTTTGCCATATTCACACCGAAATCACTATTATTATTAGCTGGTGTCACAGAATGTTGTGGTACTACCAACAATTCTCTAACTACTGACTGAAAGGTCATTCCATTAGTTGTAGTAAGATTAGAAGAATTTAGACTATTATCACTATTTTCACTATTAAAATACTCTAAACCATCTAAGGTATCGTCAAAATTATTTTCATTTTCACAAAAATTTAAAAAGTATTCTTCAAACTTATCTAAAATGTCTGGTGAAAATATATCAAACAATTCTTCTATACTGTTATAAGTACCATCATTCACTATTGTAAAAGGACTTTGTGAGTCGGTATTTGGGTCTACTTTATCTATGTACTGCCAGGGTTTTGGTTGTGAACGATTATCGTGTTCAAAATAACCATATTGTGACATAGGCCACAAGAATCTTACGTTCCCATTGTGGGTACTTTTTTTATTTAAGTAATCACCTTCTAATTCAAATTTGAGTTGAGTCCTTTTTAGACCCCCACTAGAAGGATAAATTATATAGTTTGGTTCTGTATATCCCGAAGTGGTTAAGTCTGCGGTTGTATCGTAAAATGCATTCCAAAACTCGACACTTAAATCTTGCCCATTAGTCACGGGCGGTGTTAAAGTGATGTCGGTATTTTTTTGTAGGTTTAGTGCCCCACCTAATATGTATTGGTTTATTTCCGGACTTGTAACAGCTAACCCGGTAATTGTTGTGTTGTTATATAATAAGTCACCCGTTACAAAATAATGAGTTAGATTAACCAACTCTGGATAGAACCCTAAATTTATTTTAGTAAATCCACCACCTACCGGTTGTTCGGCTCCTAATGCAACAGGACTATTGTTTTCACCAATATTTAGATTGTATAGGTAATTTAAACTGTTTGTGCTTGGGTTGAATCCTTGTCCTGCGTTATAATCTGTCCATACATTGGCTAAAGTATCCGTACCTGTTTGTACGTAAGTTTTATACCTATTCCATATACTACCATATTTTAAAATCCACGCATATGGTAAAGGGTGTATTGCTGAAACTTGGTTTAGTGTGGCAAAAATATAATCACCATACTGTGTGGTTCCATTATTAACATCTAATAATGTTTTATCCCTTAAAGACGCTAAAGGTAATGAGTTTAATAAGAGATAAGCTGCGTTTATATAAGGGTTAGACACACTATTAAAATCATTTAGGACACCTTCTCTAAAAGCGTTAACAAAATAAGGTGTGTTTAACATTGAGACAATTTGTTTATTGTCTGGTGTTATATTACTTTTTTCACCACCATATGTTATGGTACTTTCCGTTAGAAGTAATTTATTGTTATTTAATATCTCTGATTGTGGTTGTGACGCATCGTCATAAAATCCCTGCCACGATGGTTTATTGTCTATAATAGTTTGATACCTAGTAATTAACATGTTATCATACGTTGTAATAAAATTAGGTAGTAGGACTTTTGGGTTTGAGTAAAACGGTGCTGCCCCAAAACTAGATAGTTCACCTTCTGTTTTTATCTGGGAAGTAAATGTTCTTAAGTTTTCAGACACTGTTAAACTTTTGGATATATTGTACAGTTCTTGGAAAGAGCTTATGGACGAACCCCCAGCTAAATTTCTTTTTACCCAAGGTATTGAGTTACCGTCAATCCCTTCACTAGAATTAAAGTCTCTGAATGGGAAGGTATCCAATATTAAATTATCTGTGTCGTTTTTAGGGTAAGTTAAATATTCTTTTAATCTAATAATTGCCCTATCTGTAGCGGTATCTTCATTTCCATAGTTAGTGCTTATTAAATCTATAAAAGGATAGAAAGATGCTCGTGCATCATTAATCATCGTTCTAATGTATGGTGTATTTATTTCGTCTCTAAGCAGCAATTGCCATTTAGTAAGTGGTGCAAGACTTTGTAAAAAACTTTGATTGTTACCCTCATATCCTGCGGTTGAGAAACTATTGTACTCTAGTGATTGGTTTTTTAATTGTTCTTGTAGGTCAAATGAACCGGTTGTTTTGGTTTTCATATCTACACATTCAATAGTGGACATAGCTTGGAATGTGGGGTAACTTGTCTCGTCCATAAACCTAGTATAAATACCGGAATAGAAGGTGTGTAATACTGACCTATCCCACAATTCATAATAAAAAGGCACATAACTAGTATCAGCATACAGTTCGTTTTCTTGGAAATCAGCAGCTGTAACTGGTGACCAGTCTTCTCCTAAAGCTGAGTTTTCACCACTAATTTGTGGAAATCTTTCTCGAATGGTCATAGAACGAAGATATTCTTCAACAAACTCCACTTCCGGCCATACATCTGGTAGGTAAGCTTTTGTTTGTGTGGTAACTGATGGTGCTCCGGGGTATGTCGATACAAAGTTTTGTCCTCCGTATTCGTTGTCTTGTCTAACGTAATAAGCAGGCCATGGATAAACAAATTGGTCGGCTTGTAATTGAGCGTCTGGTGCTCCCGAACCTTTTAAAGCGTTAAGTCTGTCTTCATTTTCTCTTAAAGACATAGACTTTAAGTGTGTTTCATTCATTAACCTTAAAAAAGTATCTGTACCAGCTAAAACAACAGCAAATAAATTTCTAATTGTAGGTCTAAACCCTAGACCTTCATTTCCACTAACAACTCTGTTTATAATACTAGATAGATTTTTTTCTATTTTTATTTTTTTCTGATTAAACTTAGTTTGTATTACCCCTAATTTTTCCTCAAAAGAATTAGTAGGTCCTTTGAATATGAACCATTCATTTGTGGTTTCTGGCATGCCCGCGACTTTATCAGCCACAAAATATTCATATTTTATGTCCACCGGAATAAATTCTTCTTTATCCTCCCCAAATGTCATATTCTTTAATAACCCTAAGTTACCCTCTTTAATGTATTTCTTAAGAGAATCGATAGCTTCTTGTTTTTTATCTTCATTTTCAGCTACTGCTTTTTTCCAAGTATAATACATGTAGTCTGTCCCACCTCTATCGACATAAATACCGTTTTGGGTCATGTCTAAGAATTTATTCCTCCATCCGGCTTGACCCAATATTCTAGTTGTGTAGTTGTCTAAAAATTTGGTGTACGAGTCTATGTCGTCTAAAGCGTCTAAATTATAATTTTTTAATGCGTTTTCAATTGCAGTTTCTAAAGTACTAATTTTTATAACTAGTTCTCTTACCGTCATATCTTTGAAATTCTCATCTACTAGTCCTTTTCGTCTGTAGATATTGAACACTTCATTTTGTACTTGAGCACCTCGTGTTGTGGTAATTTTCTGAACTCCCCCATCTTGACTATTGCTTTCATATTGTCTTGGGTACATATATGGGGCATTCATTATTTCTTGTATGGTTATGTCAGCTAGTAAAGCTGATACTCTACCAATAAAATTACAAGTTACGTTATAGTTTCCAGATGCTGGGTCAAAAGTGGCATTAAATTTATGCATCATTAATTGATACTTAACTGCCTTACCATAAAACCCCTTTACAGTCAACATGAACAATGGGTATGGTAGTTGGAAGAACGCTGCGTATGGTGAATTTTCACCTTGTTCAAATAAAGTCTTACCTCTGACATCCACAAAATTAATAGTCACTGTAGGTATATATGCAGAATTTAAACTTATCTGGATATTTTCAATACCAAACGACTCCGGGTCTCTTTTATTTATTATTGTTTCTTTTGAGTAATCTTTACCTGTAAGTGGGTCCCGTGTTGCTGTGTTTACTTTTTGGTTAAATGGTCCGTTTTCGTCACCACCACCAGTCATTGTGTCGGTCCAGTCCGATGTTAAATAATCCTTACCTCCGGGTTTCATAAAATTAATATCACCCTCAAAAATGTCAACAAGTGCTTCTGTCTCTACACCAGCACCACTTATCACCTTACTTCTAGGTACTACTCTAGCCTGCAAGTTAACGTACATAGTAAGGTTTTCATGTTTTACTAACCGTTCTTGTGGTTCACCATTACCGTCTAATATTTTATTTGGGTCAACTAGTACTACATTTTGTTCCGCAAACTCTACTAAAATATTTTCTGTCCCCGTTATTTCATTTGCCATAATAGAAAAAATAATTATCCGCCCTTTGTTTATAATCTTGTAACGAAGCTATTAAAGGATACGGCACAGTCAATAGTCTACCGTCGGGAATGTCCCACTCTATACTTCCAAGACCTGGATTAGCTTCCATTATTAACCAACCAAAATATGGTGAGTTATAATATAGTTGGCTAAGTTTGTCTAATCTAGACTTACCTGTTTTATAAACTACTTTTTTATCGCTAGGTTTAGATGGTAAACCTAAAAATGGTACTGTTATATTTTGTCCATTAATAGTGAACTGTTTATATCTATTATAATATTGTGACATAATTATTCTCTATTAAATTTCCAATTAAAATTGTTATCTGGGTTATTGGTCTGGTAACTTAAAGTAAGTAGACTATTATCACAAATAGAACCAACATAAGCTGGTAATTTTTCGTAGTAAGTTTTTCTATCCTTATCTTCTGAAATAAATTGTGTTGTTAAATTGTCTCCCGCTGTAGTTAACCCTTCTGTTATTGTTCCTTCCTCTGATACAAATCTTTCTTTTACTTGTTTAGTTATAGCTTGTAAATTTTTAAGGTAGTAATTTTCATTCTTAACAAAAGCAAGACTTAAAGTTTTTCTTGCATTTACCCACCACTCTTCATCTGTATCCATATTTAATTTTTCGTAAATGTCTGTCCATAAAGTACCGGTAGTGTTATTTAAACTAAACACATCTTGGTAGTAATAAAAATTTTCGGTTGATTCCATGTCTACAACATCTTTATCTATTATTTCTTGTGAAAATATTAAATACTCCACAGACATTGTTGTTGGGTCAAGGGTTCCACCTGGTGCAACCTCAAAAGAGTTTGGCGAAACGTATTTTCCTAGTTTGGTTAAGCTTCCAGATTCACTAGAACTTAAACTGCTAGAAGCATTTTCACATGGAAGTTCATTTACAGTACAAGCTACACCAGCATCTCCATTTAATGAATCAACATAATAATTCATTGTGTTAATCATATATAGGTAATCATTTCCAAGTTCTTGTAGTGTGTCTGTTGGTGGTGGAGTTTGTTGTGCTGAGGAACTATGTACTTCAGTTAATCCTGTAAGAGCGAAGGAAACAGGTTTTCCACTATCAACATATCCATCACATGAGTTTGCAACGGTATTAAGTCTTTGTATAAAAGGACTTAATTCCACTACTTTTTCTCCTAAATTTGTTGCTATTTCTTCTAATTCATTAGTTATCGAGTCTCTTGATTCTTCTAATTTTTGTTTTAGTAATCTTCTAAGTTTTCTTTTTCTTGCGTTAGTGGGAAATGCTTCAACGTCGTGTTTTCTTTGTATGTATGTATTATCGTTGTCAATTTCATTTTCACACCAATCATATAAAGCGTTAATTCTAGTTGACACCTCAACTGGTTGACCTAATAAGTTACCCGGTACACTGGTTAGAGAACCTGGGGTGGTTGGATAAAAATAAGCCCCTTCTGTCCATTGTCTTTCGGACATAACCAATTGTAATAACCCATAATTTCTATTAGTCATTAATAATTGTAACTCAGATAATGTACCGGTTATGTACACACCATTTTGTTTAGTATAGTCATTAAATACTGATTTAAAAGAAATAAACCCGGTTTCACCTGAGGTTGTTGTTTGCACTGTTGTTCTATCACCAATGGTTTGACCATCATTTGCTGATGTGTTCATATCTTCCTCTTTTGCAGCTTCTTCTTCTAGATTTGCCCCCACTTGGTTTATTAGGTCTTGGTTTTCTTGTAGCCATGTTTGTTCGTCTGGGTCGTCGTCAGTAACCGTATATACAGCTCTTGGGTCGTACACTTCGGTATTACCGTAAAAGTTAAAGGATAGTGCGTTCTGTAATCTTTCTACAGGCCCTTTTAGTCCTTGTCCACCAACATAATTAAATATAAGGTTTACCGACGCTATCATCGGTTGTACCCCAATACCTTCTGGATTAAAATCTAGTAGGTTATCATCGTAACTTATACTAAGATTTTGTATTATAATTTTTGTGTGGTAAAAATCACCTATTCTAAGAACACACACTGGTGGTGCTCCAAATGAAGTGTTTTTTGCGTCTGTGTTGTAGTCTAACTCACCATTCCCTTTTTTTGTTGGTATGGTGGAACCTGGTCTTAAGCATTGATTTAAAAATGTTAATCTACTATTCAACCCTTCTGGTGTAATAGCGTGAAACGCTGGATGAAAATATTTAAATTTATCTTTAAGACTGTCAAAAATAAATGGGTCTTCCTCTTTTAACATATCAAAATAATCACACTCTGTTACCATTTCCCTTAACACCTTATTTGCTATCTCCCTTCTTGTATTCATCTGTTTTTGTGTCCTTTTCTTTACGATGGGTGGTGTTGGGTCTGGTCTATCATATCTAAAACCGGTTGCTGTTGGTGGTGTTGTGTAACTTTCTGTGTCCTCTTCTCCTGGAATTGCTTCAACATCTATTCCAACTAAAGCAACAAATCTACAATTGGCTGCGGCAGCGTTATAAACTGACGCAGCTCTATCACCAGCATCGTCAGACACACTTTGTACACATTCACTTTCCCCCAACGCGTCACCTTCTGGAAAAATTAAAAAACCTTTTTCCAAATAAGATATAAATGGTTGTTCACCAGCTAAAGTGTAGTTTTGTACCATTTGTCTAACAGAATCTAATCTTCTTTGTGATAAATTTACATTATATCCACTAGGTGCTAAATTACTAGCTCCACCTACAAAAGTTAACGTAACCCTATTTTTTCCATCTTTTAAAGCGTTATTAGCTTCAGTCATAAATTGATGGAATCTATCAGCTTCTTCACAACATTGTGAAGTTGCCTCATTAAAGAAAGAATTTAATCCTTGTTTTAAGGATGCGTTAGGTTGTTGGTCTTGATAGTTTTGTTGGTTACTTTCTGAATAATAAACATCTGCCAATGCATTATATGGTGAACTAGATTTTAATAATCTGGTATTTGGGTCTGGGGAATCATTTTCAAAATAAAAACTTAGTGATGGTGACGCAAAAGCTATTAATGGTCCAGAGTCGTAAACATCTTCAATTATTTGTGGGTCACTTGTATTAGTACCGTCACTAATTTCTGATATTGTTGCTTGGTCCACATCTGCAGAATTTATAATAGTTTCAATTTCTTGTATTACCGTAATCCCTAAATTCCATTTTCTTGCTAAATCGTATATGTCATATTTTTTACAACCAGCATGAAATGAATCTACAATTCCGTTAACTTCTTCGTCGGTTAGTTTTTTTAATTCTCTCCTTACTAACATATTTAAAACACTAGCGTGGTCAACAACTATTTTAAATCTTAAAGTTCCTGTTCTGTCTGTGTTATTGTAACTATATATCGGTTCTGGTCTCCCTAAAAAATTGTTAGTTGTCCAATTTGCTGTACTTGCTTCGTCTACTTGTAAATCATATGGTGGAAACCACATTACTCTTCCTCCGTTGGAACCTTTTTCACAAGCTGGTAAATCATCGTAAGTGAATCCTTTTTCTCTACTAGTTCTCCAAGCTAAATTTTCTAAAGAAAACATATATTTTTTAGCTTTTCCGTTGACTATGTTACTAGACCCACTACCACCCTCATTAGTCCTCCAAGGTGCGATATTTAGATTAAATGGGCTATCTAAAACAGAATATGTCTCTTTTCTGTGATTCATCTCTGTTTTTTGTAACCTTCCATAGGTCCAATAAGGTATATCTTTAGTCCATAATCTACAATATTCTTTTGCTACTTCTACCCCTCTTCCAGATGTAGCGTCTGTATTTTCATATCTTCTAACTCTAGAACCTTTTGTTAATTCTTTATAGCCATCATTAAAAACCTTACTTGATTGGTTTATGGCGTGACCAACATGTTTTAATCTTTTTCCACCAACGTTTGGTACAGACTCTATAATTTGTTGTGTGGCATTCATTATACTACCCTCAACAAAGTCATAATTTGTAGATTTAGTAGCGTTATATTGTGGTGGTATTTCTTTATCTGTATATATTTTAGTTCCGTCTGTGCTTCCTTCTGGCCCTTGTGTTGTACCAGGTACTGTTCCAGCTACACTACCGTACCACGTAAAACCACCTTCTACAGTACCTTTATTTATTAAAGCCTTACCTTTTAATCCAAACCTATAATCGTTATTGTCAAAATCTTTTGCAACTTCATCGGGACCATATACCGGAACATAATTTTCACCAGCATAATTATTATCTGGTGGACTAGTCATGTCACTTACTTTATTTCTATTACTACCAACATATTGTGGTGGGTTAGGTGGGTAATTACCCGCTCCCAATATACCGCCACCCACAAAATCTATAACCTCACCAAAGACAGCACCGATAGCTGTTTGTGCTTGTGCTCCTTCTCCGTATTGGGGACCGTATTTATTATACCTTATGTGTTTAAACAATTGTGATTTGGTACCTCCTCCGGTAAATTCTAAAAATCTTTGTGACGGTGATTGTCTTCTTCTTGGTATACCAATTAAACTACCTAATATTCCGGTTATGTCTGATATTATTTTTCCACCCATAGAAAGTCCTCTTGGTGGTTCTAATTCAAAGTAATCTCCAGGTATATAGGAAAATGGTAACCCTACTCCGGTTAAACGAGAAATAAAATCTAATCCTTTACCTATAAGAGATTTTGGGACTGTTATTTGCCAGTCTCTTTCTATCATAGATTGGTCACCCCTAAGAATATCTATTGCTGTGTATGGGTCCTTAAAACCTTCTAAAAGATTAATTCTACCTATAGTTTGTTGTTCTAATTCTTGACCTATCCTATACTGAAACTCTTTTTTTAGTTGTATAGCACCTATCTGTTGTAATAGACTATCATCTATTAGATTTGCATTTGTTAGTAGTCCTTCAGCTGAAACACCTAAAAGTATCTGACCTGGTGTGTATAATTGACCTATACTGTTGTGACTAGTAATTCCACCACCTTCCGGTGCTTCAAAACTAGTTGTGTAAATTCCAGCGTTGGTTGTGTCTAAAATAATGGTGTTGATGTCTGTCATATCATCATAACCACCCACTGGTCCATATTTGTTAGCAAGGAATATTTGGTCAATAAAAAACTCATTCATATACTCACTAGATGGTAGGTCTACAACCGACATATCCCTCATTTGGCTTACAATTACCTTACCTGGTTTTTCCACACCACCTTGATTAATTAAGATTGTTCCAGTAGGTGTAAACTCTTGGGCAACACCCCCGAATGGAGACCCTTCAAGATTTTTGGCTAAGATTTGGCTTCTTATGTATTCTGTTGCTGAAAAAGTTAATTCACTTGACATAGGTATGTTTTATACATAAATATTTTCGTTTGTTGTTATCACACTAATACACCACCACCTTTTTGTAATGATTTATATCCTGCTTTACCGTCTAACGAAGTTTCTTCTAGTTTATCTTTTAACCACATAAGAACTAAATTCTTATCTAAAAGTTGTTTTGCATCTATATTCATATTAAGTCCTGCCGCATTTAGTGTAGCTGTACCACCTAAATTAACATCAACTTTCACTTTAGTTTCTACAGCTCCACCACCACCACGTTGTCCTTGTATTTGTCCTCTTACAGCGTCCATGTCTGAAGAACCTATAGAACCTGATGGTAATGCACTATTCATTTTGGTACTATCAAAAGCTGCGATAATATCTGTGGATTTAGTTCTTACTCTTCCTGATGAGTTGGATATGTCTGTAACACCTTGGGTTAGGTAATCGTCTACAGATTCGGGGGCACCTCCTTTGAAGAAATTAATCCCAGCTTGTAAATAAGTCTGCCAGTCGGCACCAAAGGTAGTACTGAAACTTGTCTCTAAGTCTGTTTGTACTGCTTTCCAGGACTCATTTACATTGGAGTTACTTCCATTCCCAGGTGTTATTACATCTTTTAAAACTTCTCTAATGGTTACAGCGGATGCTTTCATTCCAGATTGTAGAGCATCTACTATAGGACTCTTTAACATTTCTATTGTACCTTGTGCTAATGCTTGACCATCCGCCCCTAATTCCATTTCAAATCCTAACTGACCTTTTGTTGCTTGTGCTTGAATTGCTTCTAAAGCGGTCATGGACCTAAACATTATTTCTTTTTCAGAAGAGGAGTCTATTGCTTTAGCGGCATCTTCATCTGATTTCATTGAAGTTCTCAAAAGGTCCATTTGACCAGCGGTTAAGTCTTCTAGGGCCGTCCACTCGGACCCTGGTTCTAATTGTATTTGGTATTTTCCGTCTTGGAACTGTGCCATACTAGCAGCGAATGTTTTTAATTCCTCCGCGTCTTTTGAACCTGCAAATGCAGATAAGTTCATCTGAGACATAGCTAATGTCTCTTTTTTTGCCATTTTAACTGAACCAACGTATTCCTCATAACCAATACCTAATTGTTCTGCCATACTTCTCATTCTCCTCATTTCTGTAGGAGAAATTCCCATGTCACCAGTTTCCTCATTAAATGTAATAGCTGACTCACCCGCTTTCACCATGGCATCTTGTAATCCTTCTAAATCTGAACTAGCCATATACATTAACTTAAATGGGTCAGCTAAATCACCAACAGCACCACCAATAACTTGTAAATTTGCTGCTAAATCTATAGCTCCTTCAGGGTCTAAAACTTTTTCCATTAGACCTTTAACACTTGACATACTAAGACCTAATCTCTGTGCTTGTGCGGCCATCCTTGTAAATCCTTGGACACCATCTTTAAAGTTGTATGCGTTAACCATGGACATGTTCTCAGCAACTGTTTTCATAAATTTACCTACGTTCAGTCCCATACTTTGAGCAACGTCTCTCATCTGAATACCTTTATCTAAGGCAGCGTCAACACCAATACCCATCTTATCAAAACCTTGTACTAATCTTGCTGTTGCATCGGCTCCTAATTCTGTAGCTTCTGCAAAAATAGCAAGTCTTGCTATTGTATCGTCATCAATAGACAAATTTCTACCAATAACTTCACTTAAAGTGGAGACAGCTCTTAGTGTTTCTTCAAAATCTACACCATATTCTGACGCTTGTATCGATGCGGTTGCAATGTTTTTTTGGGATATGGTCTGCATTTCCCCTTGTTGACCCATAGACTTAACTACAGTTTTCCTAATTTGACCTTCCTTCTCTAACGCACCATTTGCTACTCTTAATAGTGCATTAATTCTTTCTTGATTTTCTACACCTGGTTTGATTAGGTTACCTATGTCATCATAGAATGATTTACTTTTTCCTAATAATAGAGTGGTTGCGGTCTGTAACTCAACACCTTTACTAAGTTCCGTGTTTATATCTTTAGTCGTACCATACATTTCATCGTATAGATTCTTTTGTTTTCTGGTTAGTTCGTGCTTTTTCATAAGACCTGCATTTACAGCCTTTATAGCTTTAAGTTCATCTTCTGAAAAATCTTTAGGGTCGGAGGCGAGGTAGGAAGGTAAAGGCATACTAATACCAAAAAACTTAGCAAGTTTACTAGAAAAGGGATTACCTTCTTTACCGTACTTTAAAATGGAATTTACTCTGGATTGGTGGTTTGGTTCGTCTTTTCTGTTAAATATTCCTAATGGAACACCTAATTCAGGGTGGGATGCGAAGTATGGCTGTCCACCGGACAGTAACTTCTCAATATATAATTGTATTAATAACTTAAACATTCCTTTCGTTTAAATATAAATATCTAACTAAAGATTTCTTTTGTTCTTTGCATTTTCAATACTCTCTTGTTTTTGTTCAGCTTCTTTGACCATCTTATCAACAAAAAATCTTCGTTCATAAACGGGCATACTTAAGCTGTCCTGATAGGAGAAGTTTGCGTGCTTTACTAAATAATATATTTCCTCAAGTAGTGAAAGCCTATACTCCGAAGAAAGGGCGAAAAAAGGCGACCCCAAATGAAATGCGTGTGCTCACTTGGTTGCCTGACGGCGCTGTTACGGTTCTTTCTAAATCTAAACCTGGTTTATTTTCCTGAATGTATTTTCTTAAAGCTTGAGAGTCCTTTATTGGCATCTGTTGTATTCTTGTAGCTATAACACCTAAGTCTTTTTCTCCTTCTATTTCCACTATATGTTTTTCTAACCTTTTAGTTATTGTTGGGACAACTTGGACACCACTATAGTGTTTGGATAGGTCTTGTAATTCACTTTCTTCTTTACCATTTAAAAACCTAAATTTTATATTCTTATTAGATGTTGGTAACGTGTATTCAAAATTATAATCGTTATCTGGTTTTAAAACAAACTCTTTGGTTCCAACGGAAGATAAATCTACTTTGTGTTGGAATTTTGTATTGTCTTTACTGTCTACTAAGGTTATTTCGTATTCTGCTCCATACGCTGTATTTCTAAGGAACAGTAGGACAGCTTCCTTATCACATTCTAACATTTCATCCATTTTAAAGTCTGGTTCTAATATTTTTCTTCTTAGTAGTACATCTACCATTTCACCGGATTGAACTAAATTCTGAGACATAATGATATTTTCGTCTGCTGCGGTTAAGTAGGAAACTTTAATACTAGCTTTTTTATTTCTGTAGAACATCCCTTTAGATGGTAACTCAATAACATCATAAGGTACATTACTTTGTAGGTCTGCTTGTGCGTGTACGTTTGTTGGGTCCATTTTAATTTATATTTTGTATAAAGGTTCTTTGTATTTTATTATATGTAAACATTTGTTACTAGCATAAGTATATCTAGTAAACAAATCTTTAATTTTATTGCTGGCTTGTTTGCATAAAGGTAATAAATTATTTGTAAAAGAAAATAATAGCACATAAAAAATCCATACCTAAGATATGGATTTAATAATATACGTCTTGTTTTTTTAGTTTAGTAAACTAATATACATCTATCTGGTCTTAAAGTTGCTGCGATATTCGCAATACCTTCATCACCATAAGATAAGTCGTTAAAGTTAACATCAGTTAAGAATGTCCCTTGTAGTATCCATTTTTCCACCACAACACCTGTAGGGTCTAACATCTCTAGGTCTATGTCTTTTTTGTAACCTGCAGCGTATCCCATTCTTCCGGTAACCGACTCCGCATGTAATCTAGTCCATTCCATCAACGCTTGTGCTGCGGAAGGACCGATAGGGTCTCTAAATGTTACGTTAATTGTATTCCAAACAAATCTACCAGCAACATAAGTAGATGTATTTAAAAAAGGTATCTCCACAGAACCAATACTAATATTAGGTCTAGATGTACTTTCCACATACCATTCGTTAATTCCCAAAGACGATGGGAACCGTAATATAAACCTATTCTTTTTCTTAGGTTCGTAAGGTATGGGCATTTTCATTAATAAGTCAGCCATAATTTTTTTTTCTTTTTTGTAGTTCTTATTTTATAATAAATATAAACAACTTTGAAAATTTCTCATCTTTTGTGTTTACTTGCTTTATTAGTTTTAGTTATATATAATATAGCCGCTTTTATATCTTAGCTTTCATAACAAATAGCTTATTAGCTTTACTGCTTTCTAAAGTGCTTTTTAATCGCTTTACTGCTTTTAAGTTTTTTATATCATCATCTAGAAATATAATTTCATCATACTCATCTAACAACATATTTATTATTTCCGCTTTCTTATCAAAATCAGCTACAGCGGCTAGTTTAGATGAAGTTACCGTATCATTAACAGCGTAAACTAAATTTCTGTCTAATCTGTCCCCTATTGGGACTAATCTACCATCTTTACCTCTATACATTAACCACTCTCTTAAAGTCTCGTAGACAGTGTCCTCATGACCTCTGGCAGTTAATATACCAATCTGATAACCCCTATTGATTAGTTCGTCCATAACATTAAGATTTGCCACAATTGGTTCACCTTTCATAATTGAGTCCGTAACTCTTTTAGGGTCTGCGAAATCTCTATAGTCGTAATATTCTTTAGTTTCATCAGTAACTTTTTCATTACGATACTCAGCCGGTGTTAGAGCTGTCTCCTCCTCACCTGGAAATTGTTTGTAAATGTATATGTCGTCCGCTTCAACTACAGTATCGTCCAAATCTAACAATACAAGTTTATTTACATTTGCAACTTCATTTAAAACGTATTTATTAATTTTATTTTTAATCACTAATTTTTATTTAAAATTTTCTAAAAAAGACCATATTTCATCGCCTACTATAATTTTAGTTATGGAAGGCATCATCCATGGAGATACGTTGGACAACTTTTTTCCGTTAGTTAACCATACTATCACTTGTGAGTTTTTTAATGCACTGACCTGGGCCTCACCAAATGTACCAGCACCAGCAGTACCGTCGAAATTTATTAGATTAGTATCACAAACTTTTAACATATACAAATCTTGTACCACTATTTTATCTCTTATTTTCTCTCTAAATATTTTAAATGATTCGTCATCTAGTTCATCTGATTTCCAACTCTTGAATAGTTGTTGGAACTCAACATCCTCATCTCTTACTGTTTCAGCTCTTAAAGGGTTTAGTATAGCTGGAGAATCAAGACCTTTAAAGTCCATAACACCATCTGTAACTAATTCTAGAAGTCTTTCACCTTTAACGACATGGTCAGGACCAAAAAATTCTTCTACCTTAGTTCTCCATGAAAGTGCATCGTCCGCAAAATCAATACCCCCACCTAAATAAATTGCTTTAGGTTTAAAAACACCACCCATATCATTAGGGTCTAAAACGTTTATTAAGTGTATTGTGTCTTTCATTTCATCCGCACTTGCATTAATAAGAAAATCTGAAGCTTTATCTGTTAAATACCTTTTTAACCATTTTTGTATTTTAGAAAAAAAACCACCAGCTTTAAGTTCTGGTATTCCACCGTAGGAAATCTCGTTTAAATCTTCAGATTCGTCCCCATCCCTTTGTTTTGCAAAAAGAGAGTCTTCATCATAAAAATATTCCGGATTATACCCAGGTAATTCTTTCCAATTATGTGGTTTATCCTCATCCTCGTCAGTATCGTTATTAACGTCAATCAAGTTTCTTAAAACTGTTTTTACCTCATCTCTTTTTTCTGGTGATAATGATACTATCTCATCATAAAGATTAGTCTTGTCTTCTACAAACTCTCTTATAATTCTTTTAGTGTTCATTTAATAATCTGTTTTTTCTATTTTATTACCTTGCATTATATCTTTTGCTGCGGATGTACCCAACCTGGTAGCTCCAGCACTAATCATTTTTTCCGCATCTTCAACACTATAAATACCACCAGATGCTTTAACTTGTAAAGGACCAGAATTTGATTTCATAATACTGACAGCTTCAGGTGTTGCTCCAACAGGGCCACCATCTGAAGATTTGTAAAAACCTGTCGATGTTTTAACGAAAACATTTTTAGCACTTTCTTCTCCCACTGTCTCTATAACTATTTTACTAATTAAACTTGTTAGTTCCGAAATCTCTTCATTATTTAAAGCTGCTGACTCTATAATCCACTTAACCGACTTACCTTCATCTACCCCTATAGCCGTTCCTTCACTAACCTCTTTCATAACTTTATCTAAGTCACCATTTTTAAAAGCTTTATAATCCACTACAAAATCTAATTCATCTACACCATTTTGTATAGCCCGTAAAGCTTCGTCCATTTTTTCTCCGTGACTATTATCTCCGTTTGGGAATCCTATTACAGTACCGACTAATACGTTGGCTCCTTTACTATCTATAAATTGTCTTGCTGTATCAACATACTCAGGTCTTAACATAACTAACTTCATATTATGTTCTATAGCGTCTTGTATCGTATTAAAAACAATAGTGTCTGTTTCTTCTTCTCCTATACCAGCTTGTTCTGGTGTTTTTAAATATGTAGAATCTAAATACGAGGCTAGATTAGTGTCAACTTGTTCCCTTATTAACATTAAATCTTTAATTCTTTTTATTTGTTCGTTTATCATACGGTAATTGTTTAGTTATAAATATATTTATATTATATGAAAAATATCATTAAAAGAATAATTAGGGAAGAAGTGGGAATTATCCAAGAAAAGGAATCAAATCCTTGTTGGGATAAGTACGAGATGATTGGTATGAAGACAAAGAATGGTAAGGAGGTTCCTAACTGTGTTCCAATAGAAGAAGATGTTCTACAAGAAGCGGAGTACCAAGGTAGAAAAGTGACTCTCAATAAACCAACAAGAGGTGATGTTAAAAAATCCAAAGTATATGTTAAGAATGACAAGGGCAATGTTGTTAAAGTTAATTTTGGACACGGTGGGACATCCGCTAAAAAGAGGGGTGAGAAGACCATGAGTATAAAAAAGAATAATCCTGAAAGAAGAAAGTCATTTAGAGCAAGACATAATTGTGATAATCCAGGACCAAAATGGAAAGCTAGATATTGGAGTTGTAAAGCATGGTAATGAAAAATTTAATTAAGAAAATATTAAGAGAAAATTTGTTAACTGAAGTTAAGAAGACATTCTTTAGGAGAATAACTTTACCTTATGATTACAAATCTATGAAAGATTTTGTGGGTTACGAAACAATGTGGGAACACTATAATAAACACTACAAAGGTTATACGACCAAACTAAACGAATCCCTATCAAAAAGAAAAAACCCCCCTAAAGACATCGAAAAAATTATTAGGGGAATTAAAAACTACGATACCTTTACGAGAAATAACGCTGGTGGTTACTATAATCACAGTTTATTTTTTAAAGATTATATAACACCAGATAAGACGGAACTATCTAAAGACCTAAAAATTAAAATAAATAAGGATTTTGGTAGTTTGGATAATTTTAAGAGGCAGTTTGATGAGGAGTCTGGAAAGGTTTTTGGTTCTGGTTGGTGTTGGTTAGTATTGAAAAATAAAAGACTTAGTATAGTGTCAACTCCAAACCAAGATAATCCGTTAATGGATAATTTAGGTGAACCCTTATTAGGTTTGGATGTTTGGGAGCACGCTTATTATTTAAATTATATGGCTGACAGAAAAAAATACATCACTAATTTCTGGAAGGTTGTTAACTGGGAAAGTGTTTCAAAAAAATATGAAGAACTTAATTAAGGACATAATAAAAGAAGAATTATTGTTAGAAGAGAAAGTTATTAATTTCGACACACCTAATAATAACTTTGTTGTGGTAACTGGAGGACCTGGTGCTGGAAAAAGCTTTATAACAAGAAACTTAATTAATTTAAATAATGTTAAAGAATTTAATGTTGACCAGGTAAGGGTAATGACAGCAAAAAAATTGTGGGGTGATGAGTGGGAAAAAAACATATCTACAGAAGAAGGATATCAAGAAATACTAAATAAGACATACACAACCTCAGACCCAAGAAACCTAACAGTAAGATTTCTTAAACAATTTTTACAACAAGAAAGAAATGAAGGGGTTAATGTTATTTATGATGCTGGTGGTGGACAGAAAGAAGTTATGGAGGATGTGTGGAGACTGGCTAAAGACTCTGGATTTAACACCACATTAATATATGTACGTACACCTTTAGAACTTGCTAAAATAAGAAACAACGAAAGACCTAGAAGTTTACCGGACGATATGGTAGCTCAATACCACCAAAAAGTTAAAGATAACATGAGAAACATGTTTCAAATTTTTGATAATGTGTGGACTGTGGACAACAAGGAATTGATAGACCTATCTGATAGACCTTCTGACAATATAGAAAAGATAAAATAAAAACTATATGGTTTTAATAACCTCTAATTTTATGTTGGGGTGGTCTTTCATAGTCTCCATTACCGATTCGATATGTTTGTCTTTATCTTCCCAGAACTTTATAGATGTACATTTAGGATATTTTTCTATAATTTGTCTTACTCGATTTCCCTTACTGCGGTCCCCGTCACTTATTAAATAATAATCTTCAAATAAGTAACCTAATTTAGATAGTAGTGAAGTTAAAGGTTTTTTAACTTCA